CTCATACCCCCACCCCCGGCGGCGGCCGCGCCCCCGCGGGGACTCCTTAATCCCGCCCCACAAAATTATCAAAAATACATCTGTTAACACTCCCGCCTCGCACTATTACGGAGAGCCACCATGAGTACATATAGACCTTACCTCAGAGTCAATAAAAACACTATACAGAAAGAGCTTGCAAACGTCCCAAGGTATGACATAGACGGCCGCAGATACGGTTCAACCTTGACCGACGATATGATATCAATAAAAAACCCGAAGATAGGCAACAGACACACACCCGTGTCATATGACTATCTAAACGATAAAGACAACTGGGTTGAAGACCACGCGATCCCGCCGGACTTTGTAACGAACTTAGACCTTGATAACAACAGTTATGAAGCGGTGCATGAAAGCATGGCACCGACGGTACGCGGAGGGCTTATAAGCCGAAAGAAATTTATATCTGAAGGCGTCTCAGAGCCATACACAGACTACGAAGATGTTTACGAGTCTGGGGCAGGCGGTGACTTTATGGGAGCATACACAAAAGCTCTTTTGGATAAAAAAGCATTTAATGAGCTAAGGGGTATCTCACAAGGTGATTCAGTAAGAGACGACGTTAGATACATAAGGTCGAATGGAAGAACATACCACGACAGAGGCGATCAGGTGCCAAGATGGGATGCAGAGTATGATCCGGCGGTTGATACATCCGTAAATTACAATCTTATCTCACCAAATACGACGGCGCAGCTCTATAACATGGGTGTAGACCGTCCTGAGAGTGAAGACTTATCGGGAATACTAAGACTATATAAGTATTACCTTGACAATCTGAAATCCCAACAGTAGGGATAAACAGTAACGCCGATGCTATGTGCAGAGGTTGCATAGGAGAAATATGTTAGGAGATAGAACGACAGTCTTAGGGATAAGGCTTACTGACTATCAAAGAGAAAAACTACAAAATCTTGCGAAGAAAGACGGAGTAAAAGAAGTCGACTTTGTAAGAAATCTGATTAATAAAGCGATAGAGAATGAGTTTATCAGAGATACGCAGTAAAGAAATTGAATATTGCAGCGGAAATATCGTGTACTTTACCGAAAAGTACGGCCATATTGAAGATAGAACAAAGCCGGGCGTAATAGTGCCATTTACGTTATGGAAAGAGCAAAAACAAGCCCTGCTTGATATGCAAAACCACAAATGGACTATTGTTTTAAAGGCGCGTCAGCTTGGTATCTCGTGGCTAGTACTTCATTATGCTGCGCATTTAATGTTATGTCGAAGCGGCCGCTCCGTCATAGGACTTTCAAAGTCAGAGACGGAAGCAAAAGAGCTTATAAGAAGATTAGTTTTAATCTTTAATAACATGAGGGCTTTAATCCGCGAAAAAGGTGACCGGGTAGGATGGGACGGCATATGGTTTGAGTCGACTGCTCTTACTGTTACAGTGCATCACCCCGGTAAAAGCGATTCTAAATTCCAATGCTTTGCAAGTAGTGAGAATGCGGCAAGATCATTTACCGCAGACCTTCTCATATTTGATGAGTGGGCTTTTCAGGAGTTTGACCGTTCTATATGGGCGGCGGCACTACCTGTTGTAAACAACCCATTATCAGGACAGATAATAGGCGTATCGACAATAAAAAGAGGATCACTTTTTGAAGAACTATTTACGACTGAAGGCAATAAGTTCTTTAAGATTTTCATACCGTGGTATGCAGATCCTAATAGAACGCAGAAATGGTACGACGATTCACTTATGCTGCTTGGAAAAGCGACTATGTGGGCTGAGTACCCTGCGACTATAGAGGAAGCGTTGGAAGTTCCGGGAGGAAGATTCTTTGAAGAAGTCTCAGATGCTTCGATCATAAGTGATACTAAGCTAAAACAAAACATCGTATGTTATGTAGCCCTTGATTATGGTCTTGATAAACTCGCTTGTTATTGGATAATACGAGATGCTTTTTCAAACTCGCAGATAATCCACGAAGAGTATGAGTCTAATCTCATAATAAGTGCTGCGGCTGATAGGATTCTACGAGTTACCGAAGAACTTATGCAAAGAGAAGAGATACCAAAAGTCGAACAGTTCCTTGCACCGCCTGATTTATGGAATAGGTCGCAAGAAACAGGTAAGTCAAGAGCTATCATCTTCTCAGAAAACGGCCTTAACTTAACGAAAGTAAATAATGACCTTAAAGCAGGATGCCTTGCTATCAAAGAAAACACGGCGCACCTTGAGGGACAGCAAGGGAAACTTACCATCTACAAAGATTGTGCGAAAAACCTTTTAAATTCCCTTAAGAAGATACAAAAAGATGAGAAAAAGCCGGAGGTATACGCTAAAGATCCTCATGAGCTTACCCATGCTATTGATGCTTTAAGGTATTACTGCATATATTGGACACATGGCGCGTCCAATAAGAAAAACACCAAGAAAAGGAAGTGGCGTCCCGACCAATGGGAGGACTACAGAAATGCAAGTACTAAGGACAGAGAATACCTTAGAAAGATTTGGGGAGATCCTGAATGATTAAGAGGTTAAAAAGGATGATAAAGAAAGCAGAAACGCCAAAAGACGTATCTATGTGGGCTAGGCGGCTTGAATTTTGCAAAAATCAATATGGAAAAGAGCTTAAGAACATGAAAACGCACCAGGATTATTACGAAGGGACGCGTTCTCTTCAGGCCGATGCGAACAGGGGCACAGATCCTACAAAGCTTGCCACCAATGTTAGAAATATCGTCTATGAGCTTATAGAATCGCAGGTTGATACATCTATTCCAATGCCGAAAGTAAGAGCGATACACGCAGAGGATGATGAGCTTGCAAAGAAGCTTGAAAAATTCCTTGAAAACAAGGTAAAGACCTGCAATCTTATCACAATAAATGATGCTGAAGAAAGAACCGTCCCTATCGTCGGTGGAGATTACACTAGGATAGAGTGGGACTTAAAAAGAGGGCTCCATTCTGAAGTAGGTGACTTAAAAGTGTCGGAACTGCACCCTAAAAAGGTCATTCCGCAGGTAGGTGTCATTGATTTTGATGATATGGACTACTTCTTTATCCAGGAACTTATGACAAAAAAGACCGTAAAGAGAGTTTACGGCGAAGATGTTGAGGACTGCATGAATGATTATCCCGAAATGACAGAGGATATCGAAGGTGCAGGCACAAATGACGACCTTGTTACAGTTAATACCGCCTTCTACCGTAATGAAAACGGTGGAGTCGGTATTTTTGTTTGGTGCGATTACGTAAAACTTCTTGACCTTGAAGAGTATGAGGCTAGATATCTTGATAGATGCGCTAAGTGCGGGGCTGTGATGGTGGATGGAAAATGCCCTGAGTGCGGAAGTAAGAAGGCAAAAAAGACAAAAGAAGACTATGAGAGCCTTGAAAGTGCTATAGAAGTGACAATTTCAGGCGGTGGCACTCAGATGGTGCAGCCATTTACCGAAGAAAACGCGCCGATGCTTGACGAAATGGGAAATCCAATGCTTGATGCGTTTGGACAGCCCCAAATGGTCATTAAAAGGACACAAAAGAAGATACCTTATTATAGGCCAAACATCTATCCTATCATCCTAAGAAAGAATATCACGGCACAAAACCGTCTAATCGGTGGTAGTGACGTTGCTGTAATCATAGATCAGCAGGATACGATAAAGAAACTTGGGACAAAGATAAATGAAAAGCTTATAAAAGGCGGATCATTTGTCACGTTGCCTAAAGACGTTGAGGTTGAGAAGGATTCCGAAGAGCTTAATATACTCCGTATCGACAATCCGGGACAAAAAGCTCTTATAGATACCATAACCTTGCAGCCCAATGTTCAGAACGACCAGACATATCTTGAGATTAATTACTCATGGGCTAAATCAACACTTGGTATCACTGATTCTTACCAGGGTAAATACGATGCTTCAGCAACAAGTGGTACTGCGAAGCAGTACTCAATAAATCAGGCGGCAGGCCGACTTGATTCTAAGAGGACATTAAAGAATGAAGCATACGCAAAGCTATATGAGGCTATGTTTAAGTTTTGGCTTGCCTTCTCAGACTCACCTTCAGAGATAACAAGTACTGATTCTGAAGGCGCCGCAGTATATGACTCGCTTGATAGGAAAGAGTTTTTAAGAATAGATGCTGCGGGTGAGTTTTATTGGAATGATGAGTTTATCTTTGAGACAGATCCTACATCAACTCTTATGCAGAATAGAGAGGCTATGTGGAGTCAGACTGATATGAAACTTCAGTCAGGAGCTTTTGGCCCGGTTGGTGACCTTGAGACAGCAAGAGCTTATTGGACGATCATGAAAGCAAACGGTTATCCGAGCGCTTCAGTTGTTCTAAGTCTTATCGAAGAGAGGATAAACGAGCAAAGGCAGATGGAACAGGCCGCACAAGCTCAGATGATGGGAGGAAATGCCGATGTTATGCCCCAAATGTGACGTAGAAATGAGGATTAAGTCAAGTGAGTATGTCTTAAACAACGGAGAGCTGTTTAATAAAATGACACTTACTTGCAGGAACAAAAAGTGTACTAACTATGACAAAGAAGTGAAGATTGTGTACGCGCCGCTTGCGGTATCAAATGACGATAACGCACAGGCGAGTGAGTAAGACGGTATGCACCTTATAGGTGCTTTTTTTATACCTAAAATTCGCAGCAATAGCGTAAAAATGCACAGCATGAAAGGAAATTGAATGAAAGAAAAAGATTTAATGTTCCCTATCAACTTGCAGTTCTTTGCTGAAGATTTAGGGGATGAAGGCGCAAACGAGACTGAAGCCGCCGAGCAGTCAGTAGAGAGCGAGAGCGTGTCTGAAGGTGCTGAGGATTCAGGAAAAGAGGAAGCCACCGAACCTCAATTTGACACAGAAAGAGCGAATGCCGCTTTTGCTTCCATGCGTCGTGAACTTGAGGCTACTAAGAGACAGCAGCAGGAAATCGACGCAATGTATGCCCGTCAGTACGGGGGATATACAAACCCGGAGACAGGGCAGCCAATCACAAGCGCAAAAGACTATTTTGAGGCTATGGAAGCTCAGGAGCGTATGCAGATGAGAGCACAGCTTCAGGAAAGTAACATTGATCCGCGTGTGATTGACAACATGATCGCAAATAGTCCCGCCGTAAGGCAGGCTCAGGCGGTCACGGCAGAATTAAATTCGTATAGGGCAACACAGATGCTTAACGATGATTTTAAGAAAGTTCTTGCTTTTGACAGCACGAAGCAGTCTGAAGAGGATATCTTAAATGATCCGTCTTATATGTCTGTGATTGATTATGTGCAACGTCACCCCGGTACGAGATTTGATGAAGCCTACAAAATCGTTAACTTTGAGAGGCTTACAAGCTCAAAAGGAGATGCGGCGAAGCAGGCAGTTATCAATCAGATAAAGTCAAAGAACCACTTATCAACAGGCACTTCAGTTGATGTGGGAGACAGTGAGGATGAGATACCTGCTTCACTTGTAGAGCATTATAAAGAATTGTTCCCCGAAAAGAACATGAAAGAGCTTAAAGCCCTCTATAACAACACGCTTAAAGCACGGAGGTAAATATTATGGCAGTTGTTATCAGACGTTCTACAGAACTTGCCAATAACCGCGAGTGGGATGAGTGGGCTACACTGCTTGATTCGGTTATTTTCGATTCAGACGCACAGAGAAATAAATATGACGATATCGTGACAGCTATCACCCTTGAGAAGACTTCTAAGAGATGGGGCGAAAAGTCAATCACAATGGGAGGACTTGGCGACTTCCAGGCAAAGGCAGAGGGTGCCGATGCAACTCAGGATGCTTACGAACAGGGTTATGAGAAGTTCGTAGAGCACGATACATTTGCTCTTGAAGTTGAGATCTCAAAGGAGCTTAAGGACGATAATATGATTGACGATGCGAAGCAGAAGACAATCAATCTCGTTCAGGCTTATAAGAGAACAAGAGCAAGACTTGCTACCCAGGCTATCACAAAAGCCGTAGGCGACACAGAAACTATCTCATTTAACGGCTCAACCATTGACGTAACAACAGGTGACGGAAAAGCACTCTTTAATGAGGCGCACACACTTAAGTCAATCGCAGGAGCTACACAGTCCAACTACTTCTCAGATGTACTTGGCAGCAACACAACAGTGCTTAACAAAGCTTCCAATAAGATGAGAAACTTCAGGGACGACAGAGGAAATGTACTCGGGTACACCCCCGATACAATCATCCTTCCCGGTAACGATCCTGAGTATGAGGACTTTGTAAAGAGAGTAATCGGCTCTGACGGAGAAGTAGGCTCAGATCACAACGATATCAACACACAGAGAGGTAAGTGGAAACTTGTTGTAGATCCCGAGTGGCAGCCTACAATCTCGCAGACAGATCACCCTGTAATCCTTCTTTCAAGTGAAGGTCTTAAAGCTCTTCAGGGTACAAAGTTCTACGACAGAACAAAGCTTGACATCATGACAGACGTTGATGTTCATTCTCGTAACCTTACTTACAACGGATTTGCGAGAATGTCTATCACATTCCCTAACTGGCGTCATGTAATGTTCCTTGGATCTTCAGCGGCAACAACAACACTTGATACTGCAACGTCATGGTGATGATAAGGGGGCATTTTGCCCCCTTTTTTTAAGGAGAAAAAAGATGTACGTAGGCGAAAGATTTGAAAAAGATGGTAAGACATACGAAGTAACTTCGGTTTTTGGTACTAATTATGGTTATAAGGAAGTAAAGGAAGAGAAAGTAAAGCTTCCCGTTTTTGTCGAGAAAGTCCCTAAGAAAACAACAAAGAAAAAGGGGTAAGACATGGTTACATGGAAAGATATTAAGTATGCAACACTGCAAAAGATGTTTTCTATAACAGGATCACAGACAGAGATACCCAGTGATTCTGCGACTATGGAATACGTAAATGCAATGCCGCAGGCTTGTAATGAAGCTTTAGAGCTCTTAGCGACAGCCGGAAAGTTCATCATAAAGGAGTATATGTACTTTAATTACCCCTTTGACAACCTTCTTAAAGATGCTGCGTTTAAGACAGAGACAATCGTTAATGATACAAAGACATATGAAGCAATAGGCGCACAGAGCTATTACTTTAAGATTCAGGGTACGCCTAGAAGCTGCAAGCTCTTTATAGGCGAAGAGGAAGTGACTGATTTTGAAGTCGATAACGTAAACTTTGTGGTCTATAAAGGGAATGTCCCTTATACGGGAGAAGAAGAAGATACGACCGTCAGACTCATTATTGAAGCTGATTCACCCGTTTTTGTATCTAATGTATGTTTCTATGGCTGCAAGTTTGCGTCAGATGATGTAGTGCCGCAGTATGAGAATTTCATAAGGCTTGAGCTGTCAAAGATACTTCCTGACTTCTATCAGCTTGCCCCGGCAGAGCTTTATAGTCTTGGATATACGGGAAATGATTATATCGTAGCTGATAAGTACTTTCAGGAGGCAGATAAGACGCTTGTTATCCCAAGGGAAAAGCAGGGTATCTACATCATTCATTACAGAGCATATCCGCAGTTTATAACACTTGATACGCCGGATGAAGAAGAAATGGCACTTGATCCCGAAGTAGCGGCAATCATTCCTTTGTATATGGCTTCACAGCTATATAAGGACGACGACCTTTCTACGAGTACTGTTTACCGCAACGAATGGGAGGTAGCTTTTGAAAAACTATCACAAGGCGCTTTAGTTCCTAAGAAAGAGAAGTTTATTCCTTCTAGTGGGTGGGCATAATGGCTACAACTTTTAAAGTTCCGAAAAGTCCAAAAAGACAAGTATATGAAGCAACATCGTTTCTTGGTGCTGACTTTACGTCTGAAGCATCTACTGTTGATGATACAAAGTCACCAAACACTGAGAATATGATACGCTCTGTTCCTGGCAAGATACGTAAAAGGATGGGGTATAAGCTCTTTGCAGATTATGGTGAGACTATCTATGGAGTGCATCATTTATCTACTACGGATGTATGGCTTATCCATGCAGGAAACAAGCTATATAATCTTACAGCTCCCAAGGGCTCTAAGTGGATAGACCATATCTCGAATTTTATCGTAGACCACGACGCAGAGCCTAATAATATATTGCTTCAGACAGGCGATACAAGCATAACTCTTGTTTATACGGGAATGGCAGAGCATAGGTCAGTAAGTTTTCAGCTTAACCAAATGCTTGTTATCCTTGATGGCACAAAGCTACGTGTGTATAACGGAACAACGGTACAAACTGTTGAAAGTATTGCCTATATACCTACTTTGACTATCGCTAAAGATCATTCAGGCGGTGGAACGGATTATGAGCCGCTTAATCTGTTACAACCCGCATTTATTGAGCAATTCCTTGTAAAGAGCAATCAAAGCACCGTTACGGACTTTCATCTTACTTTCGGCGGTCTTGATTCCACTACGGTTAAAGCTTGGCTTTTAAATTCAAGCGGAAACTGGGTTGAAGTATACGAAGGCACGAATTTTTCAGTTAATAGGACAACAGGTGTTGTCACATTTGTTAATGCTCCGGGGGCAAGCCCTATAACTGGTGAAGATAACGTAAAGATCCAAGCCTATAGGACTGTACCCGGATATGCAGACAGAATAAACCATTGTACGATAGGCGCTATGTTTGGCGTTAATGGTGCAGGTGACAGACTGTTTGTATCAGGAAACCCCGACCAAGGTGTAAGAGACGGAGAGCTTTATACATATATAAACTGCGACTGGTTTTCTCAGCAGTATGATCCAACATATTTTGCCGATGTATGGTATTCCAAACTTGGAAGCGATACATCGGCTATCATGGGCTATTCGATTATAAACAATTACCTTGCAGCGCATAAGGACTATAACGAAATGACACAATCAATCCTTATCCGTGAAGGTGACCTTGTAAACGACGAGCCCGTTTTTAAACTTATAAACACTCTTCAGGGTGCAGGTGCTATCAGTAAATATGCGTTTTCTTACCTCGCGACAGAGCCCGTTTTCCTTACCCGTCTTGGAGTCTATGCGGTTACTGCGCAGGATATCACAGGTGAGAAATACGCGCAGGATAGAAGTTATTACCTTGAAGGGAAATTATTGAAAGAGGGCAATCTTGAGGATGCTATAGCCTACACTTGGAAAGACTATTATATCCTTGCTATAAACGACCATTTATATATCCTTGACGGTCTTCAGCCAATGCGTACAGACAGGTCAAGGCCGTATGCAACAAGGCAGTATGCAGGATTTTATTTTACGAATGTTCCGGCAACGTGTCTTTTTGAGATTAACGGAGAACTTTTCTTTGGCGCCGAGGACGGCAAGGTTTACAAATGGTATACCGACGAAAAGGATCTTGCTTCTTACAACGACAACGGAGAAGCAATAACGTGTGTATGGGAAACGGCCGATATCTCGCAACAGCTTTTCTACAAAAAGAAGACCTATAGATATGTTGCTTTAAGGTGTATGCCTGAGATATCATCTTCCGTTCAGATATGGGCGCAGAAAGACGGGCAATGGACGCTTCTTAAGAATGATATTGCAACGCTTAAATACTTATCCTTTGAGAACTTAACCTTCTCAAAAATGACATTTTCGTGCAATAGAACACAGCGCGTAACGTCTGCAAAGATAAGGCTTAAAAAGCTTCCTCATGTAAGATTTAGGTTTATCAATGACCTTTTAAATGAACCACTTGGAGTAAATGACTTTGCCGTTGAATACACGCAGGCAGGCAACATCAAGTAAGGAGAAAAATAAATGTTTGAAAAAATCACATCTGAAGACAGAAGAGGAAAAGGCGTTTCAGGTCTGCCCGATACCCCCGCGCTTGAAACTTCAGAAATGCAGGCACGTTTCGACTCGCTTCCTAACCTTGTTATCGATAAGTTTAATGAATTTATCGATGATATAAACGCGAACACTGCGGCGCTTAATATTGGCGCGCAGGTGCCTTCGGGATATTCAGCGCAGGAAAATGTGCAGTCGATACTTAATGCAATGGTATCTGATATCAAGCTAAATAAAGAAAACAGACATAGCCATGCGAACAAAACGGCACTTGATACGATCACCCAGGAAAGTCTTGATAAATATACAAATATCGCGCTTATGCTTGATAATATCTTATCGGTGCTTCCTATGGTAACAAATGATAACACTGCGATTCCTACATCCGGCGCCGTTTATAACTTTGTAAGAGACTTTGATTATAAGCAGATAGTACTTCGCGCAGCTTACCCCGTAGGCAGTGTATATAGCTCAAGAGGGGTATCACCTAGCGTAGTTCTTGGCGGTACGTGGGAAGTAATAGATACCGATTCAAAGAATGTTACAAGATATGTTCGTGTTTCGTAAGGAGGGCATACAATGGCAAATATTCCTATAAGTTCACTACCCGAGATAACCGAAATCACGGATTCATATTTTATCGCTGTCGATGATGGCTCGACCACAAGTAAAATTTCAATCGGGAACTATAACGAGTCTTCAACCGCAACAGCTAAAGAATATGCGGAAAGAGCAGAGGCGGCCGCAAGTGCTGCGGCAGATAGCGAGACAAGCGCGCTTCATGCGAAAGACGAAACTGAAAACCTTATTTCTTCAGCGCAGTCCATTCAGTCCAATGTAGAAGCTTACGCAGGTGATGCGCAGAATAGCGCAAACAGTGCTCTTAATTCTGCTAATGCTGCCGCAAGCAGAGCAACACAGGCCGCAAATAGTGCGGCGCTTGCCGCAGAATATGCAAGAGGCGTAAACCAATATGCTATCGAAGCAAAATCTTGGGCGGTTGGCGGTACGGGAAGCAGGCTTAACGAAGATACCGACAACTCAATGTATTACTGCAATACTGCGGGTGTTTACTCTCAGGAGGCAGGGACAAGTGCTTCAAATGCGGCAACCTCTGAAGCAAACGCTGCTACATATATGTCTGAGACAAATACCATGAAAGAGCAGGTAAGAGCAGACGCAGAGGATGTTTCGGAAAATACGGCGATCGTAACGGATGCAAAGACCGAAGCGGTTAATGCGGCAAATACAGCATCAAGTGCAAAAACAGATGCACAGCAAGCCGCAAGTGATGCTCAGGGAGCACTTGATATGATAAATGCGCTTCTTGGAGATCCGCACTTTACGATTGACTTTACGACCGGGGAACTTATGTATGATTCCAATTTGTTTAATTTCCAGGTAAATACAACAACTGGCAACTTAGAATGGGAGGTAGCTTAATATGATTAGTGCCGGAAGAGTGTTACTTATGCCTAAAGGCGAATATAACGCAGCTACGACATATGAACTGTTAGACCTTGTTTCATATCAGAATAGCTCTTATATAGCAAAAGGCACCACAACAGGTAATCTGCCTACAGATTCAACCTACTGGCAGTTATCCGCATATGGCGGTAATATTGCTAATCTTACTGGGAACTTTGCAGAGATTGAAGCATCAACTGTTGCGCAATCTTCTCATTCTATCGGAGATATCTTTGTTGATGCTGATTCAGCCCTTGTAAGAGCAACGTCGCAGATAAGTGTAGGGGACACGATCGCGATAGGCACCAACTGCGAAGCAACGACAGTTGAAGCACTTATAAATAATATGATTGATTTATTCCTAAAATATGAGGCCGACAAAGAAATATCGGTGCAGACTGACCTTAATACGTTGACGAATGTAGGTGACTACTACAAATCGTCAACGTCTTTTTATGTAACAAATGCTCCGACGGGCATTGATTCAGAACCTTTGTCTACGTTCAGGCTTATTGTCATGAAAGGATCTGGCGCAGGAAATATCGTTCAGACAATCATTAGTGATGATATAAAGACATATCAAAGAGGATATGACGGTACTACTTGGAGTAGTTGGGTGCAGCTTGCTCTAAGCACGGATGTTTCATCACTTGCTACAAGAGTATCTACAGCCGAAACAGATATAGATAACCTTGAGTCAAGCAGGCTTAAAACATATGCTTCAGATCCAACAGCATGGGACACTGCGCCTACTGATTCAAGTACAAAGCCTGTCACAAGTGGTGGCGTAAAGACAGAGATTGACAAGAAGCTTCCTACATATGCCACGGACTCAACAGCATGGGACACTGCGCCTACCACAAATAGCACAAAGCCCGTTACAAGTGGCGGCATGAAGACAGAGATAGATAAGAAGCTATCAACATACGCCGTTGATAGTACGGCATGGGACACTGCGCCTACCGCATCAAGCACAAAGCCCGTTACAAGTGGCGGCGTAAAAGATGCTATTGATACGGTAAATGGGAATAAAGCAAATCAGACTGTCATAGCGACAAGGCAGGCTAATCTTACTGCGTCAAAAAAGTACGAAATAGGAGATCAGTTTATTTATAACAATGTCCTATATAAAGCTACGGCAGTAATCAATAGCGGCGCTACAATAACTATCGGTGGAAATGCTTCTACGGCTGACAATATTAGTACGCAAATTAGCAATTTAGCGAAACAGTTGGACGATATAACTGTATACAAA